GCGCGATCATTACAATGAGGCGATTGCGTTCCGCGACTCGCTGAAGCGTGGCGAAGTCCGTGGCGACATCGGCGCTGAAGAAGAAAGCTCTTCCGAAGCAGCTATGTGAGGTGTGTCATGGCAGACATCGATTTCGACCTCGGTGAAACTGCCTCCGATGAACCCTCTATGGAGCGTTTGGTCTCGATGGCAAAGGAAGTCATCGAGACCGAGCGTCTCGTCGAGGATCTGGAGGACAACCTCGCTGACCTCAAGAAGCGTCTGAACAAGATGAAGACTGTCGACCTGCCAGACATGATGGCAGAGTGCGGCTTGTCAGAGTTCAAGACCGATACCGGGTTCCGCATCACTGTTGACGACTTCGTCTCTGGCTCATTGCCTAAGGACGAGCAGCGTCGTGATCAGGCCATCCGCTGGCTCGAATCAAATGGTGCGGAATCTCTCATCAAGACCGAAGTAAATTTGCAGTTTGGCAAATCGGAACACAATCAGGCTTTGGCGCTGGTTGCTGATCTGGCCGACAAAGGCTACAATGTTGGTTCGAAGATGGGCATTCATCCCCAGACTTTGATCGCTCACATCAAGGAGCGTTTGAAGATTGGCGACGAGGTTCCTCTCGAATTGCTTGGGCTTTATGCCGGGCGAATTGCTAAGATCAAACCAGCAAAGAAGTAGGCAGTCAATGCACATCATCGGGGCAGGTATGGCGGGACTTCTCGCCGCAGGGATGATCCGTGACAGAGATGTCCGGATCATTGAGGCAGCACCAAAGTTGCCAAACAATCATTCAGCCGTTCTGCGGTTCCGTTCTTCGATCGTTGGAGATGCACTGGACATCCAGTTCAAGCAAGTCCAAATGATGAAGGCGGTCCACGAGTGGCGGAACCCTGTGGCAGACAGCCTTGCCTACTCGATGAAGTGCAATGGCACAGCAACGCTGCGTTCGATCATGTCCGCTGGCACTGAGGTTCACAAACGCTACATAGCGCCGAATGACCTCATTCAGCAGATGCACTCACGTGCAGGATGCACAATTGAGTTTGGTCGAGCGATCAACTTGGATGACATCAAAGCAGCGGACGAGCCGATCATATCGACGGTACCGATGCCGCTGATGATGGACATCTTAGGATGGCAGGAAAAGCCAGCTTTCCGGTTTGTCAACGGCTTCAATGTAAACTGCACAGTCGAAAATGTAGATGCGTACGTTTCTGTGTATGTTCCTGACCCATTGGAGCTTTTCAACCGCGTGAGTCTGACTGGCAATGTTATGACGGTGGAAGTGTCGCTGCCCCACATTGGCACGCCACAAGACGTCATGACTTACATGAAAAGTATTCAAGACAGTGAGCGTGAACGGCGCGAGCTGATAAGGAATGCTTTGTATGTTCTTGGCATAGACAAGGCGGTCATCAGTGATGAGCGTTGGTCAGTGCAGCGTTATGCCAAGATCCTGCCTATCCCTGAGAACGAACGCAAGCAGTTCATCTATTGGGCGACAGACAAATTCAATTTGTACTCGCTCGGCAGGTTTGCCACATGGCGACCGGGCCTGCTGATGGATGATGTGGTGAATGACGTGCGAGTGATCCGTCGCATTATCAATAACGGATCTTACGACCACAGAAAGAAATGAAGATGAACGATCCCAAAGTTTCCCTCCTCTGGTTCACTGGCAAGGGCACTCAGGACGAGCAACGCTACGCTGCGCGCCTCTTGGCATACACAAAGAACACACGTCTGCAGATGACGCCTGACGGGTTCGAAAAGTTTATGAACATGCCCGTGGAAGAACTCGACAAAGAATTGCTCTACATGAGCAACACCATTCCCAGCTCTTGGGAGTTCGTCGATGTCATCTTCTCTATCAACAATGTGACGCGCGCTTGCGCCCAGCAGATCACGCGCACCCGCACAGCGAGCTTTGCGATGCAGAGCCAGCGTGTCACTGACATGTCGCAAGTCAGCTATCACATCCCTGAATCGGTTCACGACAAGGATGACTATAGTTTGCGCATGCGCATGGCTCTTGAGAGCTACCGTTTGATGGTGAAGGACGGTGAGGAGCTCGAAGACGCGCGCGGGCTTCTGCCGATGAATGTTCACTGCAACATCATCGCAAAGTACAATCTCCGCTCTCTGGTTGATTTGCTGCGTGCGCGTGACTCGATGCGCGTCCAAGGCGAGTATCAAACCATTGCTCGTCAGATGCGCGAGTCGGTGTTTGAGGTTTGGCCTTGGGTAAGACCGTTCTTTGAACCAAAGGACAAAAAGGCCATTGACCTGATTGAAGAGGTCGCCCAGCACCTCGGCAGCAAAGAGCTGAAGATGCAACTCGCAAAGGCAGCAGACCTGCTGAAGAAGTGAAATGCGCTACGTGATCTTTGACATTGATGGGACAATCGCTGATTGCTCGCATCGGATCCAATTCGCCCAGACAAAGCAGTGGGAGGAGTTTCACAAGCGTTGTCTGGAGGATCCGGTGATAGTCAATGTTGCAGACCTCATGTGCTCTTGCAACTTCTACAGCCGTGTTATACTGCTGACAGGACGCCCAGAGAAATATCGTCACCTGACCAAAGAATGGCTCTCAACTACAAAGCTCGAATTGTTTTATGAAGAGCTGATCATGCGGCCAGATGACGATTGGGCACCTGACCACCAGATGAAGATCAACGCTCTTGAGCGAAAGTTCGGGAGCAAGGAAAATGTTCTGAAGAATGTTTGGTTCGTCGTTGATGACCGTGAGTCGGTGGTCGAAGGACTGCGCAATTACGGATTGACCGTTCTTCAGCCAGCAATCGGAGGCTACTGATGAATGTGCCGGAAATGCTGCGCAATGCAGCAAAGATATATGAAGAGCGGAACAAGCTCTACGGTGACAATTACAAACGGTTCGGCGAAATAATGCATTCATTATTTCCGAATGGTTTGACTCTGCACAATGTCGACGATTTTAATAGGTTCGGCGTGTTTGTTCAAATTGTGAGCAAAATTACACGCTATGCCGAGAATTTTACGCGCGGCGGGCATCCGGACAGCCTTGACGACAATGCTGTGTATTCGATGATGCTCCAGGAGCTCGATTATGAATATCTGCATCGCCAGATAAATGCGGAGCGGGGGAAATGAAGACGCTAGTTTTTGACACAGAAACGACAGATCTGATCAAGAACAAACTCCAGCCGCTGGACAAGCAGCCTCACATAATCGAGTTCTTTGGTGTAAGCCTAGACCTCGAAGGCAACGAGCTTGATCACTACCATTTCATGTTCGATCCGGGGTTCGCCATCTCGGAAGAGGTGACGCGCATAACCAACATCACCCCCGCAATGCTGGCTGGCAAGCCCAAGTTCAAACAGCACGCTGAAGAGATCAAGCGCATCATCGAGTTTCACGACGAGGTTGTCGCGCACAATCTGAGCTATGACCGCTCGGTGGTGGACTTTGAGATGAAGCGAGCAGGGGTTGAAGTCGAGTGGCCCGATCTTGTTTGCACGGTTGAAGCTACTGAACACATCAAAGGGTTCCGGCTGAATCTGAATGCACTGCACGAGCTCCTGTTCGGCGAGGGGTTCACGGGTGCGCACCGAGCTGAGAATGACGTTCGGGCGCTGGCCAACTGCTTCCGTGAGCTCCGGACGACAGGGAACGTGTGATGAGCCTAGATGATCCTGACAAGTCAATGAAGCTCCATCAGCTCATTTACGACAACAGCAAAGAGATCTCTGCCGAGGACTTTTTGATGGTTTGTGCGGTTGTTGCTTCTGAGAGGATGTGCGCAGACTTCAAAGACGCCGATGAACGTAAGCTAATATTGAAAATGTTCTGTCAGGAAACGCGGCGGATCACAGAACAGATGGCAAACGCAATTCAGCACTTCGAGAAAATGAAGAAGAAGGCGCATTGAGATGCTTCGGGTTCGCACTGGATACAGTTTCCGCACTGCTGCGGGCATGCTTGACAGTGTCATGGCGCGTCTGCAGGAAGTCGGTGCAGCCTATGCGCCGATCTCTGACCGCGCCTCAACTTTCGGCTGGGTGCGATGGAACAAGCTCGCAAAGAAGGCTGGCCTGAAGCCCGTGTTCGGCGTCGAGCTGGCTGTCACCGGCTCTTTGAACGCTAAAAAGCCAGCAGTCGACTATTGGACCTTCTTTGCCAAGGACGACTTGCGTGACATCAATGAGCTGGTGTATCTCGCTACATCGCAATTCCGCTACGAGCCGCTGCTGAGCTATGAGCAGGCTTTGCGTGCGGATGGGTTGATCAAGATCGTTGGTTCACGCTCGCTGCTCGATCAAATCCCGCCGCAGGACGATCTTTACGTCGCACTTTCGCCTTCGGCTGCCAAGGGCTATGTGACTGAAGCTCTCAAGATGGGCCATAAGTTCGTCGCCAGCTCTGACAATAAGTATGTCAACAAAGACGACGAAGGGTTCTACGAGGTGCTTTGCGGGCGGGGTGCCAGCACACAGACCTACGCCCAGCATATTTTGTCCGAGGCGGAATGGCGCAAGGCGGTGGCTAGGGTTGCCTCCCCAGAGCTGATAGATCTTTCCTGGACCACGGCAGCCCACATAGCGGACGAATGCAAAGCAGCCCTCAAGACCGCAACTTTGCTCAGCCCTGCCAAGCCCCAGACCTTGGAGGAAATGTGCCGGGCAGGAGCCAAGAAGCTCAACATATCGCTGGACGATCCGGTGTATGAAGCGCGACTGCAACGCGAGCTCGCACTGATCAAAGAAAAGCAATTCGAGGATTATTTCTACATCATCGCCGACGTGATGCAGTTCGCCCGTCAAAAGATGATCTGCGGACCAGCGCGCGGCAGCTCTTGCGGGAGTTTGGTGTGTTATTTGCTAGAGATCACGACCATTGATCCGATACCGTTTGACTTGCTGTTCGAGCGGTTCATCGACATCACCCGCAACGACCTGCCCGACATCGACATCGACTTCTCCGATCAAAAGCGCCATATGGTGTTTGAATATATGGAGAAGAAGTACGGTCGCGATCACATTGCGCG